TAGAGGCGCTTAGACAGCAGTATGGACAGTTGGCAGGTCAAGCGGCGGGTGACGTTCTAGGATCTACGGCAGGCCGCGAATCTGATGTATACGAGCGCATCCGGGCTACGCAGCGTCCAGAAGAGCAGCGTCAACGTTTGCAGCTAGAAGAGCGCCTTGCAAATCAAGGGCGTTTAGGCGTACGTACCAATATGTTTGGCGGTACTCCTGAGCAAGCAGCGTTGTCTCAGGCGCAGGAAGAAGCACAAAACAGGGCATCTCTGGCGGCTATACAGCAGGCGCAATCAGAGCAGCAGCAAGCGTTAGGAACTGCTCAAGCACTCGGCGGTATGTTTGGACAGCAAGCAGGATTGTCTAGCAATCTTCAAGGTCAGGCGCAGTCTAGGGCAGCGCAGTTGTCACAGCTAGGCTTGAGTGCAAATCAGATACAGTCTCAGTTGCAGTCTGAAGGTCTTGGTCGGGCAGCTACGTCTGCTTCTCAGGCGGGACAGTTAGCACAGCTTGCAGGTGGCTTACAGGCGCAACAGGCTGGCCTTGGTGCTCAAATGGCTGGGCTAGGTTCTCAGTTGTCTGCACAAGACTTAGCAATGTTAAGTGGACAGCAACAGCTAGGGCTAGGAGCCTTGGGTGGCTCTTACATACCACAATCACAACTACTAGCAGCTATGCAGGGCAGTGAGCTTTACCCACAGCTACAGCAGCGCGGTCAGCTTTACGGCGCAGGTCTGTTTGGCGAAGGCGCTATGGGCGGTCTTGAGGCGCTGTTGGGTGCTGGTCTGGGACAAGCTAACCTGATGGGTCAGTTAGGTACTGGACTGATTGGTGGCTTGGCTACTCCAACAGACAGCTTTGGTGGTTTGTCTGATGTGTTTGGCGGTGCGTTTGAAGGCTTGGGTGGGTTGTTTGGAAGCTTGTTAGGAAGCGGCGACGGTGACATGGGTGGCGGTACTAACGTAAACAACAACCCGTACTACACAGGGGATTTTTAAAATGGCTAAATTCGGACAAGGTTTTATACAGTCGCTGACACAGCCGGGGTACAGTCAAGGTTTGTTTAATCTTGGCACTGCGCTTGGTCAGGCTCCTGCTATGGCTGCTGAGAAACGTGAGCGTGAAAGCATGTTGGCGCAGATCAAAGACATGACGCCGCTAGAGACTGCTGACTTCATGGTGGGTAAGGCAAAAACACCAGCACAAATGATGGCGGCTAAGACAGCCAGAGATAGCGCATTGAAAACGTCAGGTGTTCAAAGCATTGATGTTATGCAGCAGCAGTTGTTAACAGAAACAGACCCTGTGCGTATGCAAGAGTTAGAAAACGCTATGGTCGCTGTCGGCAAACAAACAGGAAATGATGTTAGTAAATATTCTGGAATTGCTGGTAAGACTTTAGCGGCGCGCGACGCAGCAGCGTGGGAACAAACGCAAAGAGACAACGAGAGGCGGGCTGTTGTAGATACTCGTATGGTTGACTTTGCTGTTAACGGTATGCTGGCTACAGGGTCTACTGAAATTCCAACCATGTTGAATACGCCTCAAGGTGAAGTGCCTATCCCTGAAAACTTGCGTGACGACATTCAAACTGAATACGCTAAACGCGCTAAAGCAGAAGCAGACTTTCAAGCTGCTATAGACGGCGACACACTTCCAGAAGTTTACACTACTTTCATAAAAGAAAATCCTCAGTTGTTTAAAGACAACGCCGCCTTAAGTGCAGACGTTGATATTATAAATCAGACTCAAGGTAAAGGCCCGTCTGCTCGGCGCACTAGAGCAATTAACAATGTAAGAACTTTGGTAGACGCTGAACAGGCTAAGATGCGTGAAGCGGGTACAAGCGACGAAGCTAAATTAATGGACGTTAATGCCTTGATAGAAGAGATCATAACTTCTGAGGATCGCACGTACTGGTGGGAAGGTGACGACATGCAAGACTTTTTAACAGGCGACGGATCAGAAGAGGAGCTAAAGCTGTTTAGAAGCCAAGCGGTGCAGTACCTAAAAGAAAACCCCAAGGCGTCTAAGCAACAAGTAATTGACGCAGGCATGACGGGCATGAAGAGAAAGGTGCCAGCGCAGGGCAAGAGTGAAACTAGAGAAGCTCAAGAAGCGCAGCAGCGTCAGACAATGGCAACTATAAAAGAGCAGATCAGGGCTGCAAATCCTGACAGAGATTTCACCGAAGGTCAGCTTGATGCTCTGGTTCAGCGTGAACTAAGCGTTATGGAAATGACTGAACGTGGACGCCGCGCACAAACCAGCAGAAGCTTCCAGTAATGATTGAGACATACACTGTAAAGAAAGGCGATACGCTTGCGAAGGTTGCTGACTTTTTTGATGTTAGTGTTAAGCAGTTAAAAGACTACAACGCACCTACGCTTGGCTTAAATGACCGCTTTGATGCTGGCTTACAACTTAGGAATCCTAATGAGATTCCTATGCTTGTTAACGCCGCTGTTCAAAACGGCGCTACGATTACAGACATTGCTTCTATTCTTAAGATAACTGAAGACGACGCTAGGACTATTTATGACATACAGGCTGAAGAAGTTCTGCAAGAAGAAGAGCCTGAGATTGTCATACCTGAAGAAACGCTAAAAGAAATACAAGTACTTGCACAGCGACGCGATCCTGAACTGTTACCCGTCAACGTGACAGCACAGCGCCGCGATCCTGAACTGTTACCCGTCAACGTGACAGCACAGCGCCGCGATCCTGAATTGTTCCCCGTCAACGTGACAGCACAACGACGCGATCCTGAACTGTTACCCGTCAACGTGACAGCACAGCGCCGCGATCCTGAACTGTTACCCGTCAACGTGACAGCACAGCGCCGCGCGCTTGAGTTACCTGACGTTATTATTCCTGACGCAGCGTTAGAAGAAATACAGGTTCTTGCAAAACGTAGAGAGTCTGATCTTCCAGATGTTACTATACCTGAAGAAACGCTAAAAGAAATACAAGTACTTGCACAGCGCCGCGATCCTGAACTGTTACCCGTCAACGTGACAGCACAGCGACGCGATCCTGAACTGTTACCCGTCAACGTGACAGCACAGCGCCGCGATCCTGAACTGTTCCCGATAACTGTAGAAGCTGAGATGCGTCAGGCTGAATACTTAGGTGAAATACCACAAGAAGGTGTTGTGTTTCCCAAAGAAACAACAGAGCTGCTAAAGGGTATTCAAGCTAAAGAGCTTCAGGATTCTAGAAACGCTTGGCGTAATGTGGCTAAAGGGCTTACCTTAAGCGCCTTTGATGAGCTTGAAGCTTTTGTGGCGTCGCAAGTCAACGGTACTCCTTACGTGGCTGAGAAGGCGCGCATCAAAGAAGAGATGGATGAGTACGCTTTGTACAATCCCGCAGCGTCTCTTGCTCAAGAAGCTATAGGCTTGATTCCCGGAAGCATTGCCAGCACCAAAGCTTTAGTTAGCATGGGTGTTGTTAAGCTTCCTGCACAGGGAGCCATAGAAGCAGGCGCGTATGGATTCAACAGCGGTGACTCCGTAGAAGAACGCTTGATACTGGGCGGATCTAGCGCAGTGCTCGGCGGCGCAGTCGGTAAAGTGTTTGAGAAGATGTTTGACTCTACTCTTGTACCTCAAACGTCTAACGCAGGCGGTCTTAAATCTATGGAGACTGACGCTTTACAATCTGAAGTGTCAGCACAAAAGATAATGACAGCGCCTGCAAACATGTCAGACGACGAAGTGGTTACGCAGCTTCTGATCCGGGAGTCTGAGTACCTAGCTGATGTTATTGGACGCCAAGGCGCTAAACCAGCAGAGGTTGGTAACACGCTGCTAAGGCTGTCTGAAATGGCGCGTAACATGGGTGTTAGCCCTAGGCAGATTGACAGAGTTCTTAACGATAAGAAGATAAGAGACTTAACTAGACTGCCTGATGATGTATTCACTGACCCCTACGCGCTTAACGCATTCAGGCAGGACTTGCTTGACAACACAGCAGGGCGTTTACAGCTTGACATAGGCAGGACAATACCAGAGGCGCAGTCTTTAATTGTTAAGTTTAGAAGGTTAGCCTCTCCGCTGGCTACACTGGCTGAGACTGCTGTAGGCACTGCGTTTTCATCGCGCATTATTAGAGGAATGAACAGAGTTGTCAGAGGACAGACGCAGCTTGACGATGCTTGGAAAGGTATGGAGCAGCTTAGAAACTTGGCTGATGATGTTAAGTTTAATGACTTGATGTTAGACGCAGTTAACGCAACTAACATAGGACAGAAGTCAGCCACCAAAGCTTTTGAAGCAGCTAAGAAATACGCAGACGCTAAGATCGGCAAGGGCGCTGGCGACAGGCTGCAAAAGTTCTTTGATGACGGTGTTGCTTTTAACTCACGCTATCGTAGAGAAGTAACATCAGGTGAACTGTCACCTATCTGGATGCACTCAAGCACTAAGGCGGCTGCTGAAGATGTAAGCTTGCGTGTTAACAGAGCCAGAGCAGCAGGTAAGACAGAAGACGCAGCCAGCAAAGACAGACTGCGACGTTCTATGGAAGAAGAAAGAGCAAAGCCTCTTGACAAGCAGAACACTTACGAAAACATCTTTGATTCTCACTGGCGTTGGCAGCGCGAAACATTAACGCGTATGGAGCTAGGTAAGCAGTTAGGATTTAGAACGTCAGGTAAGCCTGTGTTTGCAGAGATGGCGTATGACGATCTACCTAAGCGCTTGCAGAAAGCTGTTGACAATGAAAGCATGACGCTCATGGAAGCTAGTGTGTATAACTCTCTTACGTCTTCACTGCGTAAGAAAGTTGACGCCAAGAAGCTGACAGTCTATGACGCCGCAGCTAAGATGGAGCAGCAATCGTTTAAGTTGTTTGATGAAAAAGTAATTACTGAAACCTTAAAGCGCGAAGGCTACTCTGACGTACAGATTAAGAACGCAGTCGAAATACTTGATGACTTAGGCGTTAACGCACAGCGCGGCATGTCTCAAGAGCTTGACGTTGTACGTAATCTAGGCTACGTAGGTACTATTGCTAACCCTTACGGCGCGTTAATGAATGTACATGACCTGTTCAACGCAGCGTTTGAGTTTGGCGTAGGTAACGTACTTAAGTCTGTGTTTGATAAGACTGGTATCAGATTCACGGCAGACGACATGGGACTGGCGCAGCAAGTTTACGGTGAATTTGTACGTAAGGCAGTCAAAGGTGACAAGAAAGTATTGGGCAGTGGCTTCATAGATAAGATTGTTAAAGGCAGTGACGACTTGCTTCAGTGGTCTATGAAGGCTTCAGGGTTTTCTGGTCTTGACAAGTACGGTAAAGGCAAGATCATGGGTGCTTCATTTAGAAAGGCGCGTCAAGATATTAAGAGCGGCGAGTTTGATTCTAAGTGGCAGTACACATTCAGCAAGGGTGAGCTTGATCAGCTACGCAGAGACATAGCCAACGGTAATACAGACAGTGAGCTTGTGCGTGACATGGTTATGTTTGATCTGTTTAAACTACAGCCCATTAACGCAGCGGCGCAGACAAGTTACGGACTTGCTAATCCGAACGCTAGATTGTTTTACATGTTGAAGGGTTTTGCAATCAAGCAGTTTGATTTGATGGAGCGTAGAATCTTTAACGAATGGAAGAAGGGTAACAAGAAAGAAGCACTGACTAACGCTATGAAGTATCTTGTTATATCTGGCGGGGGTTACGGCGTGGTCAACGAGGCGCGGCAAGTTTTGAAAGGAGAAGCACCAGACCCTGCCGAAGCTGCGGTAGGTGCGTTGTATCAGGTAGGCTCTGTTCTTACGTTTGGAGCTATGGGTGCTAACGATTATGGTTATGCTAAGTTCATGGAAGATCCCGGTCAAGCTATGATGGCTAACATATTCCCTCCATTTGCTGCGACGTTACCTGCTGCTGTTCTTGAGGACATGGCTGACGTAGTAACTAAAGGTGACCCACTACCGGATGAGACAATATACGCTCTTCCAGTAGTGGGCAAGACACTCAAGGCCGTGTTCGACTAGAGTTCGCAGTTGTTACCAGTACAAGCCAGTTGCTGTGATCCTTCGGTCATGTCGCTGGCTTCTTCTATGTCCCAACTAAAGTCTTTCGGAAAGTCTTTGCATAACTTGTTATACGTTGACTTGTCGATAGCTTCATAGGGTGCTTGCTGGTACGTGTGGTCACTGTACGGTAAGAAACTGATACCACTGATCTTATCGAACTTATTATATAACCATTGTCCTACCTCTAAGAACTCGTCGTCGCGGTAGTAGCAGGTCATTGACGGCTTGTGCTCACACCAGTAGTCCTGATAGATTTCCCACAACTCTAGCTGTTCCATAGCGCCCATGTCTGACGCCAGCACAGCGCAGTCAGGAGCCTCCATAGGAAAGCTGAACACCTTAGTGTTGGGTGACATAACGTCATTCTCTACAGGTACACCAGCAGCCTCTAGCACAGCACACAACGGATCGTCAGAGGAACCACGAACGCGCCTTATGTAGTGTCGTGAGAATCGCGGGTGAATGCCTGAAGCAGAGTCCACAAGCTGACTAACAGTACCAGAGGGCTTAACAGCAGTAATAGCAGTAGAAGCATTAATCCCAAGTCTGTCAGCATGAGCTTTGTTCGTAGCCACAGCTTCTTCGCGTAACGCCTTAAGCCACTTCTTAAGTTTGTCACTGTCTTCCCTCCCGGATAGTACAGGGTGATCCATGATGCCTGTTAAGGATACACCCAGTAACGCCTCCTCTTTTGTGTTAGTCTCCCATATCTTACGTAGATACCTGAAGTTCGTTAGCGTAGCCTGAAGAGTTCCAAGGACAGTAGCGACACGTACTTTTCGCTTGAGGTCTGACAACGTATCGGCTGGCCTGACAACAACTTCTGATAGGTTACAGAATTGATAGGGTCTGAGGATGATTTCACTGCATGGATTAGTTCCAAAATCATAGGTAGCATCTCGTCGCTCGTTCTTTGCAGCTTGCTTTTGACTTGCGACTCTAGAGAACATACCTCGTTCACCTGACCTTGACTCATATAAACTTGTCCACTCGTTTAGGAACGCCTCGAAGTCGGGCTTCTCTGTATAACACGCTGAGTTGTTTGCTAGTCCACGTTGGGGATTGTCTATCCACCACTGTCCTGACTTGGCTCGTCTGATCCTGTCGTCTGTAAGGTTACTGAGACCGATAAGGGCACTTCGTCTGACCCCGCCCACGACAACGATCTGTGCAATCTTACAGCATACATCGTGGCATTCGACACTACTGAGCTTGCGTCCAGCAGCGGCCCTAAAGATGTCAACGGTGAACCGGAACAAATCTTCAAGAGGCTCTGGCCCAGAAGCTCTACCTCCGAATGTCTTGAGGGGTGCACCCGAAGGCCGTACTCCAGAAACGTCCCACTTTGGAACTTGACCACTATAGAGCATAGCGATGAGTTCTCGGTACGCTTTGGCCCATCCAATTTTTGAATCTGATACGTGTATGATACTGTCGGTTTCATGGAAGTCCTCTGCTACCTCTGGTAACTTCTGTATGTACTGACGTTCTACTGAGAATCCTGCTCCGGTGCCACACATGAGAACATACATCATCTCATCAAATGCTTTGGGGTGATCGATAGGCATGTAGCTACAGTTGAACCCTGCAACGTTGTCACGATCAAGCGCGTCACCAGCAGTCATCAGCGCCCTCATCGAAGGCATCACCTCAAGGTTCTCAATAGCTTTACGCGCCTCCTTAGCGTCAGCCTCTGGTAGCTTGTCACCCCAGTAGTCTACGTACCTACCCACTGTTTCTTCCCAAGTCTCACGGCGTTGCTTCTCTGGTATGTAACGTGCGTACCGTGACTTGTGTATGTACTGTTGATATGCGTCCATCTATTCTTCTCCTCCGTACCCTAAAGTCTCTAACATAATTGAGTGTGCTCCCATCGTTAACAGCATGTGTGCTGAATCTGGATAGCCGTCGTTACTGATAACCTGCATCACCTTGTCGTCACTGAATACAACGATAGCTGTCTTAACATCTATGCCTCCCTCTTCCATCTCGTCTGTTGCGTCAGCTAACGACTGAAACAAATCAGACGCCTTGATAGCCTCTTTGGTTTTACCGAACTCACCTTGCACTACCTTCATAAGAACTCCGACATTAGCCATGTTACGTTAAACACCAGCAGCACGATGAGTACTGTGTAGTATATTGCTTGTTCCTTCTCATATCTGTTCATATTCTTTCCTCAGTTTCATCATACAATGTGCTTGATAATAAGAAACTTCAGCAATCCTTTCTTCTTTTGTGAACCTGTCTGGCTCAGACATAAGAACCTGCATAGCTGCCAAAGCAAACTGATCCATAATACTCATAGGCTCAGTCGATTTAACTTTTGTTTTGTTCATTGTTTATCCTCTATCAATACGTCAATCAATCTATTTAAGTACCAGTCTGCCTTACGTAGATCCTCCACTGGTTTCTCTTTGTAGTCGTAGCGCCAGAGGTACTTCATTACGTTACCCTTGAGGTAGCCAAAGAACTGCTCAGTAGGCATGGATGCCCTGATAGCTTCAATGGCCTCAATGGCTCCTGTGTTGTAGTGATCTGGATGCGCTACAGGACAGGACTCCTTAGTCCAAGTCTTGACACCGCCTTCGCTGATGGTGTACTCGTCAGGTTTAAACCCAGCAGGGACAGCATCAGATGGGTGGTACAACTTAGCTGCTACTGTGTCCCACTCTTTAGGTGACGCTGAATCAATTGACTTGCCGAAGGTATACTCAGGCTCATCGCTGAATGATAAGTTACGTTTACTCTTAGTTGTCATCTACTTCGTCCTCCAATCCGTTGAACTTATCTATGTTAGTCTGTATCTTATCCTGAAACTTATCGACAAGATCGTAAGAGTTTATCTCTAGAACTTCAAGCAGTGTTATCTCATCGATGTGGTCTGCTATGAGTTCAAGCATCTCATCAAACGTCCGTGCCATACCGC